CCATTGATTTCATCTTAGCAAGTTCGTATGCCTCTTTAGCAGCTTTGACTTGTGCCTCAGTAGGATCCATCCCCATACCTTTAAATCTTGTCTCCAGGTTATCAAAAATTTGTAATTGTTCTTTGGCTTGTTTTTCAGAAACCAAACCCTCTTTGATAGCGTTAATAATACATTGTTTATAACTCATACGCAGTCTTTCAACCTATTCATAAATGTTGTGTTCTTAGCCTCATCTTCAAAAATTTCTCTGGCTGTTTTCGATACCTCTACTACTTCTCCAGTAGCATCATCTATTCTTGTACCTACAATAATTTTTTCATCTAGCAGCTCATCTGAAACAATCTCTCTATCTTTAATTTCGAAATATTTAGATTTCATTTCAACATTAATTGCTTTTTGTGCATTTAGTAATTCTTCTGTTTCTTCTGCAGATAATTGACTTTTTCTAAATTTAACTTGTTTATAAATTTTATGAGATCTATCTATAATAGGATCCATATCTTTTAGTCTAATCTGCAGCTCAAAGCTAAAACCTTTATCTGTCATTATTTGTGCGTGTATAGCTCTATATTCAGATCCAGCATTAGTTGCTACTCTACCCGCATCATCTAAAAAATCGTCTCCGTGTATAATTCTAAATTTTTTAGAAATATCACTAAAAATTTTTTTAGCCTGGCTAATATTATCTACAGATATTCTTGTTCCTAAATAGTCTGATATTTCTTGTGCTTTTATTCCGTTATTAATTTTTTCTTGTAAAGATGCTCTTTCTTTAATTCTTGCCTTAAATGTGCCATTATAATTACTTGAAATTTTCTTAATTTCATCCGATATACTATCTATATTTTTAGATAAATTGTCATAGATCTCGTTGAAATCATCAGATATATGATATAATCTTGTATTTGTTATGGAATTGAAATCGCCAACAGAGCTAGTTGTAGACCCACGAACCAGCGGAGGTTCACTTGTTGCTTTAGCAAGAACCTCAGATGGAGGATCTGCTAGTGTCCGTTGGGATGCTGAGGCTAAATCTTGGGTCCCAGTTTCACTTGCAGCTGGGATTGTTTTAGCAGCTGATCCAGCTCCAGCCTCTTCTTTGATGGCTGCTGGTATCTCTTCTCCGTATGATGATCTTTCTAACGAGCTTGCTTGATCGTCTGATGCTTTAGATCCAGGCGTTCCAAACCCATCTAAATTTTCTGTTTCTTCTAAGAGCTTTGCTTGGTTTTTTGGAATGTCAGATACTTCTGTTTGAGTTTCATTAGTTCTGAATTGTCCGCTAGTAGTGATCCCATCGAAATCGCCTCTTGCAGCTGCTCTATCGACAGCCTCTCTGAAATCTTTGATGGCTCCAGCTTTGTCTCCGTCTCTGTATTTTTGAGCTGCTCTTGTGAGATCGTCTGAGAGTTCTCCTTGGGTAATTGCGACTTGTCTGAGCCTATCGAGTATTTTATCATTTAATATTTCTTGTTTTATATTTTTATCTTTTGCTAAAACATTACCAGCATCTTGTAAAATATCAGAGTTGGCATTGATACTTTTAAAAGCTGCCGAGTTCTGTTTTATGTTTTTTGATACTATAGATAAAATTTTAGATCTTTCAACCAATAAGGTACTAGCAAAAAATTCATCCCCAAACAGCGTACTTTGCTTAGTTATTGTCTTAGGCAGCCTATTAACCATCATTAAATAGGTGTCCATTTCAGCTATTGTAGTAAATTGCTTGCTCTTAGTATCTGCTATAATTCTAGCGTGTAAAGATTTATCATCTATAAGTTCTCCTACTCTGGATGCAAAAGTTTGATTTACTTTGCCATTGATAACCATACCAAAAGCATCATTGCTTAATCTTGATAAACCTTGTGCCTCTATAACAATTTTAGATCTTGGCGGTAAGCTGCCACTTACACTTTCCCAAACTTTACCACCAAAATTAGATCTTATAATTTTAGCAGCATCAACAGCTGTACCCGTACCCATTCTTAAATTAGCAGCAACACCCATAACCATAGCGTATTCTGGAGTATAACCATCTGCCTCTCTAAACATATATCCGTATAGTCTAGGCTTTTGTGATTTTAATTTTTTTGCTAATCCTAATCTTTGATGTCCATCGACTACAGCTCTACGACCATCTTTAAATTCATAAACTATTACAGCTCCAGAGCTAGGCTGGTCCCATATTTTAACTTCTTTTAATTTACCAGTTAAACCAAATTGATCTCCACCAGATTTATATTGAAAAATTTTTGGAGCAAATTCTAATTTATCTATATCAAATTCTATTAATGCTTTTTCTTTATTTGTAAGTTCAGTTTTTATTGCGCTGTTAGGCATTGGTGTTATTTCTAACGGCTCATCATTTACAATATTTTTAAGTGTTGTGTTTAATCTTTCTGCGTGTTCGTCTGCCTCGCCTTGTTTTATAACCAAGGGACTATCATCTGGCTGGTCTACTTTAATATTATCTAAAGTTTTATTTGCCTTTTCTGGAAATAATTTTGAGCTTTCCGTATATAACGCATCTATTTCTGCAGCTGATTTTCTTGATAATACTTTACTTAGCTGGTCAACAGAATATCCAACACCTTTAAATAAACCCATAAATGCTGGAGCAATAGCTGCAGCTCCCGCAGTTGCAAAAGCAACATTCGCTACTCCTCTTGGTACTTCCATTCCAAAAATATCTATTGGAGATGTATCTAATCCAAGCTCAGCTCTATATGGCTGTACTTTTGTTTGGATTACACTTTCAGCAGCTAAAGCTAACATACCCTCAATCTTAGCCATTTTAATTGCAGCTGTCCCAAATCTTGCTGGTAAAGAATAGCCAAAAGAAATAGGTAAAGTTAATTGTATTAGCGGATCTCTAAATACACCACCCGCCATTCCAGTAAATCCTCCAAACTTACCACCTATAGATGCGTTTTGATTTGTCTCGTAATAAGTTTTCCAGGTGTCTTGTACTTTTTTTCCTATTGTTCCATAAAATTCATCTTTAGTTGAATAACCATTTTCTTTTAATTTGTTTTGTAAATTTATATCGTTCTTAGATGCCTCTGCTAAATTATTCCAAAATTCTTCTTCCTTTTCATCTTTAGATCTACCATCTATTTCTCCCATAAATCCCTCGTTCCAATACTGCTCGCCATCATCTTCTACGGGAGAAAAAAAAGTTGTGTGTCCGTTATCGTGCAAAATTTGAGTTAGATTACCATACTCTTCCTGGGTATTCATAAGTTCAGATGTAGATAATTCTGAGCTTACAAAAGCATTATACGCAGCTGCAGCATTTTCTTTAAAACCAGTTATGTTGCCAGTAGCATAAGAGGCTGTGTTAGATATTTTAGTTGCAGTATCTTCATCAAAAAAAATACTCATTATAAAGCTCCTAAGATTTCGCCTTTAATTTTATTTAGATCTATTATAAAGAAACCTTTACCATCATCACTTAATACATACTTAGGTTCACTTCCTATTTTTGTTGTGCTGTCTCCAATAGCAATCATATATTTGCCATTACCTACAGACATAAAAATTGGTTTTCTTGTAGCAAAAATATCAATGTCTTTTCCATTTACATCTATGGGATTACCATTACCAGCTTTAACTAATAATGATCTATCCTCTTCAAGCATATCTTGCACATTTTCAAATTTGCCATTTTTTAACCAAGGAGGAATAATTACATCTTCTCCTCTATCCTGGCTGTCAAATCCACCAAACTTTCCATCAGCTCCTACAGCCATAGCCAGAGCTTTTTTATAATCCCCTTTATCAAATTGTTTTCCAGTTTTACCTTTTTCTTTTGACATACTTGCATAAATAGCATCAGCAGCCATAATTACTCTGTTATAAGTTTCTTTACCTACAAATGAATTGATTGCCTCATTTTTTACTTGTTGATACATATTGTTAGTTTCTGATACTTTATAAAGTTGTGCAGTTTCAGAATTTTTTAAAAGTAAATAACCATCAACAATTCTACTTACAGCCTCGTTAGGTGTTCCATTTACATTTGTCATCATATTAAGACCGCCAAGATGAGCTAATAATGCGTTATCTTTACCGAGCTGCTTAAATACTTTATCACTATTTACACCAAAAGCAGTTGTAATAGCTGTAGTAATATTTATTATTTCTCCTGGAGTATCAGCTTTTTCAAAAACACTTTTTATTTGCGATGCCTCTGCTTTTGTTAAATATTCAACATCTCGTCTGTAAAAAGCTGCTATTGTATTCCCATCTGTAATTCTTTTAGAAACTTTCTCAACCATTTGTTCTACATTACCCGTGCTTAAAAATTCATTCAAACCTAAGTCAGATATTTGTACTAAATTTCTATCGCTAGCAGCAGAAATCATATCTTTATCAATATCACTTACTAATTTTGCATAATATTTATTTATTATATCTGCTCTCATTTGTGTATCTGCATCGGTCCCTTTTCCAGATCTATTGTTTTCTGTAATTATTCTGCTTACAGATGATTTAGCTTTTGTAAGCTCTTCAAAATCCATCGTGTTAAGTGTGCCATATAAATTTACACCTTTTACAAATTTGTCTACTCTTGCAATTAATTTTCTATCTTGAGTAGCAGCTGCAACAGCTACAATATTTTTTAATTCGTTTGCATCTGGAACAATGCCTTTATCAGCATTTTCTTCGTAAGTTTTTAGTTGTGCTTTAACACCCTCAGTTGCTTTGCCTTTACTTACTTTAAAATGTTTTCTTAATTTTTCTACATCTTCTATAGTAAGTCTTTTATCTTTTTCTGCATCAGCAAGAGCTTTAGCTTGTTGATTAAAGGGAACATTTTTATAACCATAAAAAGCAATATCTTTTTGTACTGATTTTTTTACAGCACCAATCCCATCGCCAAATATTTCTGTCGATTTACCATTTATTCTTTCTGCTAATTCGTTTTCTGCATTTTTTCTTTCTTCTTCTGTTTTAGCATAAATTATTTTTTTCTTTAAAACTTCTAAATAATCAAGCTCATTAGTTCTTACTTTTTCCATAAAATTTTTTGTGCTTAATTTTTTTATAGTAGTAAGATCTTCTGTAGTTTGTTTTTTAAACCAATTGTTATATTTTTTTTTAGTAAATAATCCTTTTGTTTCTCCTACATCTTCAAATACTTTTACATTTTCAGCATAATATTTTGTAGCCTCGTCTGGATCTTTCATATTAGATGCCTCTAATTTTACAGCCTCCATACCTTTGTTGTTGTCATCGCCAAGCATAACTGCTTTTTTCTTATCAAGCAGCTCGTCATCTGATTTAATTTTTTGATGTTGTATGTAAAAATTTTCTCCAGATTTCAACATACCTTTCATAGCTTTACCAATAGATCCAGCCTCCGATAAACTTATCTGTCGTCTATCTAAAACATTGCTTGTTTTTGATGTAGGTTCTAATTGTGATTTATATAATTTTATTGCCATTATGAGTTCATCGCTCCTTGTACTTTAAATCCGAGATCTAATAAACTTTGTCCAGCTGCATAGTAAGATGCTTTCTTAGCAACCTTACCTCTCCATCTAGCAAGATCTGCATCAGCTCTCATTTGAATTGCCTCGTTCTCAGCTCTATCTACTGCGTTCTCAGCATTGTAAATCATTATATCTCTATCTCTATCTAATTCTAATTGTTGTGAATATAAAGCATCTAAAACAGAACCAGATAATTCAACACCACTTGTTAAATATGCAGTTGTTGTTTTACCCTGGATTTCTTCAATTGTTTTATCAAATTTTGGCAAACTATATTCATTATGCACAGACATAATTTGTTTTGCCTCTTGATCTTTTATTTCAGCATTACGCTCAATAATTTTAGCGTTATATTGTGCAGCCTGGTATTGTGATTTTCCAGCAAATATGTCTCCAAAAAAACTCATCTTTCTATCCTCGCAAATCTAATAAAATCTTCTCCAGCGGGACCATAACTTTTCATTACTCCCTCTGGTTTTAAGCCTAACCATTTTGCAAATCGTATAGCCATCTCGCAATCTGCTTTTACGCTAGTCTGTAATCTTTTTATATTATTATTTTTAATTAACATCTCAGTTCTTTTTTTTATGTGCTTAGCACAAAAAACTGGATATTTATAAATTTCTTTTGTAGCCAAGACCCACCCCTCGGCAACGCCATCCCAGAGATGAAAGACACCTCCAGCCGCTATCGGCTTGTTATCTACAAGACCCGTGAACGACATACCAACCTCTTTTAAAAAATAAGTATATTTTCTATGTTCTGGTTTAAGTTCTAATAGCTTGCTGTTTAATCCAATATCCAGCATTTGTTCAGCGTGTTTATTTTCAAAAGGCACTATCACTACCTTAGACATTTTCAGTTTCCATTCTAGGATATATTCCTAATATTGTCATTGGCAGAGCTTGTGGCTGCTTAACATAAATTAATCCCTCAGCTCCGTGTCCAGCATCAAACTCAACAGATTTATCTCCAGTAAATAATGGAACGGGTAAATCCATACTTGCGCTGCTATCTCTAAAATCAATTGTAGTTAAATTATCAGAGTTTGGTCCAACACTTGCTCCAATTGTATTTTGAAATCTTACAGATAAATCAAAAACTCTTATTGTTTTTGTTTGTGTTGTTTCTGTAAATCCCTCATCTAATCTCATTGTTTGTAAATCAGATGAATATAATAATCCTACTTTTGCCTCTTCAATAGCTGTGTCCAGGCTTATAGCTCCAGATGAAACTACCTTAGAATTTTGAGTAGAACCCTCTCCAATAATATCGACTATTTCTCCCTCTAAATGTGTAAGTCCAGATAAAGTTGATGTCTCTCCTCCCGTGTAGGCTAAGCCACTATCTAAATAATGAAAAGCTGTAAGATCTTCGTTAAATTCAAATGGTGTAAAAAATTCAACATATCTTTTTGTAGCTCCGTTAATGTATCTATTTATTATTACATACACTTGATCCTCGTCTGTATCGCCATCAATTGTTGCAACACTCTCGACTTTTGCATGAGTTAAAATTTTATCTGTTTGCTCTGAGCTGTGTGCAGATGTTAAATTGACAACACTTGATCTAGCCTCGTCAGTAAAAAGTTGAATTTGATTATCATCTATTTTTGCAACATAATATTTTATGTTTTCTGCTAAACCAGAAATAGCAGTACCAGAATTTTTATAAAAAATATGATCTCCAGTTTTTAATTCGTGACCTGATACAAATAAAATATTATTATTAATATTTACACCTTGATAAATAAATTGTGTAGTGTCTGAGCTAGGAGCTGAGGTTAAACTTATAGCAGTTCCCGCAGTAGCATTTGTTGATGAAGTTGCTAATTTTATTGTGTTAGCGTCTACAGATATTACATAAAAAACTTTAGAATTTGATAATCCAGTAATAACATTTGAGGCAGCATAATAATAAACTGGATCTCCCGTTGCTAATCCGTGTCCAGTAATTGTGATTGTATTATTAGAGGTAGAAACATTTGTAGAGTTTGCAGTAAAAGAAATTTTTTGTTGTTTTATAACTTTACCAGTATCAGATTTGCCACCAAAAATATGTCTGTGCCAAGCAACAACATTTTCTAATCTATTATAAGTTAATCCAGCTAGTTGTCCGTCATTACGAACACCCCAGACTATTGAATGTGGCTCTTGTTGATAAGCCATATCTATTAAACCACTTTCTGAAATATGATCTGCAAGAATTGTTAAATCTGGAGCTACATAACCATCTGTATCAAAATTATAAGCAAGCTCTCTTATTTTTCTTTTTGCTCTTTGTAAAAAGATTGTAGCGTTTCCAATTGATAAACCATCTACACCAGCAGAACCATAATTAGATTGTTTTCTAATATTTATGTTTGTTGGAGTTATAGCTGTTTGTGCAGCTCCCGATGATACAGCATACTCGCCACCCGTTGTTAAAACAATCAAAGTTCTTGTAGCTTTCATAGCCTGGATAGCATTTACCTGGTTTGATGCGATTGTATAAACCATAGCATCATCATCATTAGTACCCGATGCCATATTTTCATAATCTCCAGATTTAGAAAAAAACATTGTTTGTGGTTGTTGTGATGTGCCAGCAAAAACTAGACGCTGCTCAAAAAATGAAACGCAACGAGGATGTCCAGTAGTGTTAGAGAAAGCTCCAAGTTTCCAAGTTGATACAGCATTAGTATTATCAAAATTATCTAATACATTTGCAGACACTTGCGTTGCAGAAGTAAATGCAGTTATTTTTGCAAAGCCTCCAGAAAATCTTACAAGTCTGTCTACATCTGTTGAAACAAATAAACTAGCTGAGGCTGTCAATGTTATTCCGTTGCCAGATGTTGCAGATGGGGTAATTGTGGTAGATGTGGTATTGGTGTCAAGGTAGGGACCATCAGTAAAATCAACATCTGCTAAAGACCAGGATGTATGTCCAGTTCTTGATAATTTTTTTACTGGATGATTTTCATTGCAAACATACATTACATCGGCACTTTGTGCGAATTTAAGATCAAACAATTGTGCCGTTGTATATGGAGATGAAATTTCATAAGCAGATCCACTAGAAGTTATTTGTCCGTTATCTTTATAAAATCTTATGTACTGATTGCCAAATTCTAAAATATAAGTTTGCTCTGTAGAAAATGTAAATGGAATTAATCTTGTTTTAGCTGTGCTATCTTTTACCTCTGATACAAAATAAGTACCTGGTCGTCTCGTTAATGGTCCGTGAGGTAATACTACAAAATTTTCTATTCGTGATGCCGCTGAAAAGTATTTCGCAAAGTCGGTTCTCCCTTGCATACTATCTGACATCTCCCCAGCGGTAAAGCTAGGGATGCTTAATAATTGTTTTCCCATAATTTAATATCTGCTGTTTATAAAATCTTCTGTTAAGATTTGATCGACTTGTCCGTTATTTGGATCAACATTATATCCCTCGCTAGCGTCTGTGTGTCTAGCCTCAGATAGTTTAAATTGATATTTGTCTTGCATCAATTTAGAAACTTGTAAATTAGCTGTTATAGCGTAAGCAAGATCTGCTGCTAATCCAGCTGATATAGTTTCTCTTGTTAATACATCTAACTCGTTTGGATCTGTAATTTGAGCAACATAAGAAATTTTTATTGTGCTTTCATTACAGAGAATTTTTCTACCCTCTACTTTGTGATCTGAATTATAAGCATCTAAAACTAAAACTCTTAAACAATCACTTGGTAAAGTAAATTGAAATTTAAAACCATAAGCGGGTGTTGCGGTATCTTGCGCCAATTGCTTTCTTCTAATTAAGCAATTCCAAGGATGACTTCTGTATACCGCATCCCTAATAGTTTCATACCTAGCGTTGCATAATCTTGCGTTTTTACTATTATCAGTTAAAGCAGTAATACTCGCAGCTCCCAGCTGGTTTAACGCACTATTACAAATTGAAACAACACTAGCCATTTTTTATTTTCTTTTTCGTTTTTTTGGAAAGCCAGCTTTCATATTGGCATACGCTTTCGGTGTTATTGTACTCTTAGATTTTGGTCTTGATATACCTTTTCGTCTACGAGCATTTATGTTTGCGTATAATCCTCTTCTTTTAGCCATCTTATCCTCTTTTTCTTTTTTTTAACTTTTTAAAATCTGCACCAGTAATTCTATTCCTTGGTTTCGCTACTCGTGCAATTTTTTTTTGTTTAGTGGAAAGTTTTTTCATTATTTTTTCTTCTTTCCTTTTTTTGGTTTCTTAGGTGGTCTACCTCTTTTAGACCCGTATGTTCCTTTGCCTCTTGGCATTAGATCCTCCATTGTTGTTGTTAAAAAGGGAGGCAGTCTCCCGCCTCCCTAAGAATTGATATTACTATCAATTATTACTCATCGCAAGGTACTTGAAAGACTTTTGCCTCTTCCATTCTAGTAGCACCTATTGCCATAGAATAATATACCTGCGTGGCGTAACTTTTGTCATCACGTTCCGTAATTTTTGCCTTTACATCAGCTCCGATCGCTAACTTGATCGCATCTTCAGTAAAACCAAAACATAATCTATCATCCGTATTAGTTGCATCGAACCCTAGTCTTGTAGACATAATGAATTCAAAACCTAAAAACGAATTGATCTCTCCTTGAGCCAAAGCTCTGATCGTATTGAAATCTGCAGATTTAACTTCTGTAGTATTTAATAGATCTTGGATCTGTTTTGGACCACAAACGAAAAACCTTTTTAGGCTAGGATCTACGCTGCCGTTGTCAAAGAAAAACTTAGTTTCTAATAACTTAGCAATTGTTAATCCATCCGTTTGTTGTGCAGTTGAGAATTTAGATGAGCTTGGTAAAGCTACAGATGTTCCACCAGCAACGCCAGTATCAGCAGCTCCTCCCAACGCAGCAATTATCTGATCGTCAATCGTTCTGTTCATAGCTGCAGCAGCCGCTTTAGCGTATGAGCTAGTTGGATCAACAAGCATTCTTACTTTGTCGAGATCATCTATTAAGTCAGCCCATTCGAAATCGCTCAAGCTAACTCGTCTTCTAGAGTGTGGTGTGTTCACTTGAGGAGTGTTCCCGTGTCTAGTTGTTCTAGCTACGGCTGCAGTTGCTCCGATTTGATCGAAGAACGCATTTTTTCCTCTGATAGTTTCCACATCAACAGCTCCTCTTAGCTTACTCCCCATTTGTTGAGAAAGCATAGATACATTTGCAGAGTATTGTTCTACAAATGCTGTAGTAATTTGGTTTGACATAAGTCATCCCTCCTTATTAGTTGTTGTTAATGTTAAATCGGATGATTATCCTTGCGGGTCGCTCCTCGATTTTAGATCTCCTGGATCCCAATCTTTCTTGGTGTCAATTTGGGTCTTTCGATTATCCAAATCATTTTTAGAATTAACAAAAAAAAATTACTTATTCAACAGCTTTCTTTTCTCGTAATTCCAAAACTTCTTGTACTGCAGCTGCGTGATTAGGATGGTTTTTATCCCAGTACGCAGATTTAGGATCAGCTGTAATATTAGCAATTTCTTTTTCTATTTGCTTAGGTGTCATATAAGCTGGTCCATCTGCTTGAACAATTTTATCTTCTCCCATTTTATCAGCAAGAGTTGCAAACGCTTTTATAACAGCTGGATGATCTCCAAGTTTAGTTCCATCTGCTAAATTAGTATTCATAAACCCTTGTGGGAAAATTTCAGATACAATGTTATTTGCAGCTTGCACTTTAGTTGTATAGGCTTGACCCCACTCTGTTTTAAGTTCGGTTTCAGCTTTAGTTCTTTGTGCAAGAGCTATTTGATCTGCATCTGATAACTCTTTAGAAATCATCTCGTTATAAAATTTTACAACACCATCTGCTTGATTAGGTAATAATCCTAATTTGTGAGCGTGGTCTGCAAAAGTTTTTAACGCCTCTTGATTTACATTTTGATCTTCTGGCAAATTAAATTTATATCCATCAGCATTTTTTGGTCTGCCTAATTTTTCATAAACAGCATCCCAATCTTTTTCTGTTGCAAATTTATTAGGTACTGGAATTTTATCAGCACCTACTAATTTTTGTGCGTGGACAAAACTTTTAGCCAGGCTTTCAATGTCTTTAATATTTTCTAAAGACTTATCTGCTTTTAGTTCATCAGAAAGATTTGCTTTCCAATCAACATTTTCATTTGGAGTTTTTGGTGTAGGATCTCCAGACAATACCGCATTTTGCTCCGCTTGCTCTGGAGCTGCTGGTGTTGCTACCTCTTGATTTTCGCTAGACATATTATTTCTCCTTTTTGTTTAGCATATTGTTAATGAACAAGACCGCTGATCTTGCTCCCTCTAAGTATGCGCTTTCGTGACTATCTCCTTTAATGTGAGTTGTAGTATTAAAGCTGCATCTCTTTTTAAGATCTTCAAGCACTCTTTGTCCGCTCTCAGATCCAAAAGTCTGTTTATAATCAATTGTTAATTGTTTAAGATCTTTATCATTCATTTAACATACCCGCCTTTAAAGCTGGTGCAATTTTACCAGCACTCTCAGCTACTTGTTGAGCTTGCTGTAATTCTGCTTGCTCAATTTGTTCTTGCTGTTTCTGCTGTTGCATTTGCTTGACCTCGGCAGTAGATCTCATAACTTTAGCTGGCAAGCCTAAAACATCTTTTATGTGATTGACTAAACCATCTACATCTAAGTAATCAAAAACTGGAGCTACATTCTGCAGCGATCCAAATATTTCTATACCTCTCATTATTGATGAAAGCTCTTGTGTCTTTTGAGCTTTGGCTAATGGAGATACATATTCTATTTCTATATCCTGGTTGCCAATAACATCTGGCACTTCTGGAAATTTTTTATTTTTAAATAATAAATTAAAAGATCTTGTAATTAATGGCTGCAACAATTCAGATTGTAGTCTACCTAATACTGGTCCAAGTAATCTCATCTTTTCCTCAGTACGCTGCATAACTTCTGTTGCTGTCATATTTTGACCCTGGATAGTCATCAATTGATCTACAAAGAAATTTTCTCTAATAGCTTTTCTTCTTTGTTCTTCCATTTGTAAGCCTATTGGATTGTTAGCTCCAATATTCATCGGCTCAATTCTTTCTCTAGTACCAGCTCTATAAAAATTTAATCCGCCAGGAGTTGTTCTTACTGGTAAAATAAATCCGTCATCTGGAACCATTAAAGGTGGGTCAATCTGTTTTTGCGCAGCTTTGATTGTAGTCTTAACCATTGTGTTAAGCATCTTAACATCTGGTAAAGCGTTCATAGCTGGAGATCTTCCATAAATTTCATTGCTGCTAGATTTTAAATATCTAGGCACAACATACGGAAATTCTTTAAAACCGCTTTCTCTAAGTATAGCTCCGCTCTCTTCGTGTATATGACAAGAAACAAAATCCATATTTTTATTATTGTCATAACCCATCGGAGTTGTTGATGGATGTACTGAATGAATAATAGCTGTCTCATCGTGAGGTGCATTTTGTATTTTAGATAAAATATTATTAGGCAGCTGAGCCTCTGGGTACATTGCTAGTAAGTTTCTATTTTTTAAATGAAACTTTCTTACTAAACAATCCACCATACCTTTTTCATTTTCTGTAATATAAATTTCTGAGATATGTATTGTTTTAAATCTTAGATCATCCTGGACATCATCCGTAATAAACATTGCGGAAGTTCCAAATGCTAGCAGCTCGTGGTATAGCTCAAAGATTTCTTGTTGAAAATTAGATCTTTGGAAAACTTGTGTCATAATTTTGGCACAGCTCTCTAACCATTCAACAGCCTCATCTTGCTGGTTCATCTCATCAGATCTATATTTTAAAACAAACCACGGAGATATAGTGTTCGTCAGCATGCCATTTAAACTGGCTGAGAGCAGCTCTAAGGCGTGTGTAGCAGTTCCATCGTATATTTGGTCGTGTCTCTTATCTCCCCTGGTTCTTTTAAGGGTTATGTTAGATTTTCTTGGTAAAAAGAAATTTGCTATATCTTGCCAATGATCTTCCCAAGTAGATCTTTGATGTTTTAATGCTGAGTATTTGTCTAATATAAATTTGGCTTTTTTATCTACTGCCATCTATCCTCCTAATAATGTGTATTTCTGAGTTGTTAGTTTGTTATCTCCCAAACCTTTAGCTCCAGTTAAGATGGTGCTAGTTCTGCCTTTACCTCTCATCATATCCGTTTTACTTACAGCCGTTGCTTGTGAAACTTCTGGTTTCGTTGGCGTTGGCACATAAACGGGTGCTGGCGGTGGTGCGGGTTTTGGTAAAACTTTTCTTGCTACTCCTCCCATACTATCCTCCTAATAAAGTTTTCTTTGTTATTTTACTTGGGTCATCTTCTAAGCCATCAGCTCCAGTTAATATTGTTGATGATCTACCTTTCATATTAGCTCTAGCTTTTGCTCTTCTTAATCTTATCTCCTCAGCTCTTGCAGCATCATCATACTTTGGTGGTTCTGGCAAAGGCTGTACTGGTGGTATAGCTGGCATCGCTGGTATCTTTGGTTTTAAAAATCCCATAATTTAATCTCCGTGTATGCTATAATTATTTATAGCAAATTTTTGATTTACTCTAGGTTTATCTGGTAAGTCAGTTATTGACATCGCCATATACCTCGCAGCATCGCAAGCGTGGCTGGACCAATCTTTAACTGGCTTATTAGAAAACATTTTATTTTTTTCATTATACTTTCGATGGTATTGACGCAACGCATTTATTAATGGTTTTGTATTTTCTATGTCAAACCAACATCTAGGCAGTATCATTTTTAAACTATGAATACCATCCTCTAAAGCAAGTTTAGGTAAAATTCTAAACCTTATTCCCAATTGGTAAGCTACCTCTTGCCTGGTCTTACCCGTTGAAAATTCCATAACTTCTATGTCGTGTGGAGCATAATGCTCTCCATAAATATAATCTTTATCTTTTACTACCCTAACATAGTGAGGTAATCCCTCTCTGTTGTTTTCGTAATAATCAATAATAATAATCTGGTTTCCTAAGATCTGATAAAAAACAATAGCTGTACTATCATCCACTCCTAGATCCCAGGCTGTATGTACCTCCAGGCTAGGATCATAACTCATTCTAGTCAGCTGGTTATTATCCTCTAAAGTTTTAATTAGATCGCCATATACAGATCCCTCTATATTCGCAATCCAATCACACTCAAATTCTTGTCTGTACTTTGTATCTCCCATCTGAGCTTTAGCTGCATCAAGCTCTTTCTGGTCAATAATTTTTGTCTCGCTGGCTTTAGCTGTATAAGTGAACCACTCATCATCTCCTAAAGCATACTGGTATAATTCATAAAATAAATTTGCCATACCAGCTGGCGTGCCTATGAAATATGCAAATCCCTTTCTGTCGGATATGGCTGGTCTAATTATCTCGTTCCATAACCTCGGATCTATTTGCGCTACCTCATCTATACAAACTCCGTCTAAGAATAAACCTCTTAAGCTGTCTGGCTGTTCAGAGCTGAGTAGTGTTATTCTGCTGCCATTCGGCAAATCACATCGCAGCTCCGTCTCGTGGAATTTTGCTCCTGGTATTTTACCAGCAAACATTTTTAAATAATCCCAGGCTATAGACTTAGCTTGTTTATAAGTAGGTGCTATGTATGCAAATCTTGGGTTTTTTAATTTGCAAGTCAAAGCAGCTTTTATGAGGTGGTTTATAATAGCCACACTTTTGCCAAACCTACGATGACAAGATAAAACTGCGAAACGATGTTTATCTAATTCTTTATGCAGCTCAGCTTGTAAGGGTCTTGGTGTATAAGGTATTTTAACTAACATTAAACTATTGCTAAAATAACTATGACAGCAACAACACCGATCACTACTACTTTATGATCTTTCCAAAAATGTTTCATTGTTTCTTTTATCATATCTCCTCCGCATTAATGAATAGTAGGTAAATCAAATATATCCTTAATAGATTTATATTCTATCCCGCTATTCTTCATTAGTTTTTTGCAAAATTTATTTGCGTGATCTATATCTTCAAACCCGTTGAAGTGTATTATTAAGCCATTAGTATCTTCTGCAATTAGAACCATAGCTGTAATTAATCTATCTGTGTATTTATCCATTATGCTTTCTTATTATTCTTTACAAAATTTCTTGCAGCCGCCACAGATCTAAATCCCCACTTCCTAAGAGCCAGAGCTTTTCGTGTTGGCTTGCCTTTACTATCTTTCATTGGTCCACGCATCCCAGCAAATCTAGCTGCGAAACTTACTCTACGAGGGTTCTTACCTTTTTTAACTGGCGGTTTTAAGTTAGATCCATCCTTTCTCTTAAAGTATGCTCTGCCTTTTGCTGTCAATCCTCCAGTTTTGCTCTTGTGTTCTTTCCTCATAGTGCGTGTGTGTTTGTGTCTTAAACTCCCAACTTATATATTTTACAAATCTGCGGCACAAAATGCGGGTGTACCCCCTTTGTTCTCGTGTATTTTTTACATTTTTATATGCTACAGACAGCCTTACTAACTCTATACTAACTGATTTACTCTATAAACTAGGATCCACGCCAATTGTCGCCAGGGTTTATAGCTGCGACCCAGGCTCAGAACTCCATAATGCGTGCGTGAGAACCATTGACTAGCTGCCGAAATAGAACTTTAAGCAGCAGAACCAGGCAGCGCAAACCGCCTGGCTCTAAAAATTTTATTAGCTTGCTAACTTTTTGTAAGGATCTTTATCAAAAACAAAGTCATTGTCTTTTTTAACTTCCTTAACAAAGTCAGCTTTTTTATAAACTCTTTGCTCTTTAAAATTACCAGCTGGCAATCCATACTTCTCAATATGTTCTCTGCCAATGATATTAAAGTTTTTATCTACCCAATAAACTCCGTTGTCGTAATTATCGCAATCTAAATTTTTAACGACACCAACTCCAACAGATATTGTTCCAGGAAAACAATTACAAATTATTTGAGTTAATCTTGCAACGCCATAAGATCCAGATCTTAATCCATAATCTTTAGCAGCTTGTAAGAAACCCTCAACGCTGTCTCTACCTCCGTTCCAATGAAGATAAATGCCAACGCCATTTACATCGTATTCGTTTTTGTCATTACAAAAAGCGATAACAGCTCTATTACCCATTCTGCTCCTTTTGTTGATTTATAAAAATATGAAAGAACTTCATATATTGCTTTATTAGCAACAAAAGATTTTGATTGCAAGAAAATAATTTATTTTTTTTTAAAATTATCTTTCTTGATTATTCCCGACAGCTCCAGGTAATTCTTTAACATCCAAACTTGATAGCGGATCCATAACTTTTTTAATTTCTTTATCATCTCCAGGATCTCCCCAGCTAATTATTAAATGATTATCGATTTTCTGCTGCACTTGACTTTTATCGCCAAAAGTCTGTGGAGCTATTTTTGTAGCAAGCCATCTAATATGGCTCCACTTCTCTTTTAAAAAATGTGTCTCTTGCGGTGTCTTTGGGATCTCCATATCTTCCGCAATCTTATCCAGCAA